GCTGCTTTTCTTTTATGCCAAGCAAGACAAATGCATTGGGATGCTCCCAGCCGAAGTCTACGCCGCAGATCGTGGCCTCGTAATCGTTGTAATCATAACCAAACAGCTCATCGTGATAGTTTGAATACACCTGATTCTCGAGCCTGCCCCATTCGCCTAGTGTATATACAGTGTAAAGATTGGGATCCTTTTGGCTTTCGAGCTTTTTGACAAACTCAGCATCTAGGAAAGCATTGTCCTTGTAGGTGTAGCGCTGGATATCTACATCACTATCGCTTTTACGTTCAACAAAGAAATAATTATAAATCCAGTTATTGATGTTGATCGGGTTAAAGGTTAAGATTAGTTGTCTATAGTTATCCTTAAGCGGTTGGCCTCTGAGGCGCAGTTCGAGCATTTCAAAGACTTCTTGGGTGGTGTCGTTGGCTGCTTCTTCTATCCAGATCGTGTCGATATCGGTAAGAGATTTAAGGCGGTCTGCTGGTTCTCCTAGTGAGTGAACGATTGGAATACATTCGATAATTGAGCCGTTCGGGAATGTGAGGGTCATAGTAGTTTGGTTTATCGAACACGGTATTCCTTTGTTTTCTATGTGCTCTATTAGATACCTAAAGCAGGATCTACGTAACCAGATGCCGTGTTTGCGGAATACTACGATATGACTCTTTGGATATTTGAGGGCCCGTATAATCACTTTTTGTACGACTGCGTATGTCTTGCCAGCAGCAGCAGAGCCATAGACGATTAAATAGCGAGCATGTGAGTTGAATACTGATTCAAAGCTAGGTTGCGGCCACTCGGAAAGGTCTATGTCCATTAAGGCTCTACCTTTGGGTTTATAGTAATCTTAATCTCGCCGTCGTGTTCTATCTTAACGTCTTTCCTGTCCAGCCCCAAGATCTGCATAAACTTATCCACGCCAAGCTCCCAGCGTTTTCGTGCTTCCTTTGAGCCTATATTATCTGACTGCATGCTTTCAAAAGCTTTATTGGCTATTTCAAGAGCTTCTTTTGAACGCTGATCTTTGAACTTTAGTATTCTTTTTTCTAAGGCTTGCAGTGTTTTCTTTTGCAGATAATCATCATATGCCTGAGCTCGTTTTACCCAGTCGTACTTAGCGCTGTACCGTTTCAGCTTGCTTAAATTTGGTACCTCACCTGTACCTAACTTGCTCAGTTTTTCGAATGACCGTATAGCCCCCATATCCCGGTATTGGCAAAAAAGAGAGAATGCTCTAGCCCGCTCGTTAGGTAGCCGTTCCCATAATTCAGTGTGGTGCGGCAATAGATTCTCACCGATATAAAGAAGTTTGCTGAAAATTAGGCACTTAAAATATTAAAGGGCGTCGATTAGCCTGCGAAAAAGAGTCCAATAAGCACAAGTGCGACGCCCGCCATTGCTCTGATGTACCGCTCGCCGTCGAACCATACTGAATGAAACTGGCCATGTTGGAGGAGTGCGCTGCCTACTCCGTCAATGGCGATTCCGACTCCAATAGCTATTATTATCCCGTTTATTAATGTTAAATTCATACCTCAAGCCTCCCGTTTTCCTTTTTCGTTAAGTTCGTACAAGTTTGTGCCATTTTCGCCTTTTGTGACCTTTAAAACACGCCGCATCCTCAAGCCTCTAATGCTGCCATCAACCCACGATTCCGCGATGTCTAGGGCTTCTGTGATTTCTTTTTTCGTCATTGGTCTGCCTGTTCGAGCGAGTAATTCCCACAGATTAGCCTGCCCCAATTTGCTCACCTCACTAATGATTTCCACTTAGGTCTGGCCTTTATTCGTTCATTCCAAGTCGCTGCGTCTTCTACTACATGCTCGTTATATGACCTATAATCCTGCAAATGCCCGATAAAGAGATGATGGTTAGCGCCGAGTTTGCCGCGTTCGCATAATGTAATCAGATTTGAGGGCTCCATTTCAAGCTTGGGATACCACTGAACCGGCTTAATGTGGTGTGCTACGTTGTCTCTCTTTACGGCATCGCAAACTGCACACTCTGGGTGCATTTTTAGGTGATTTCTCCTTAGTTTGTCCCAATCTGGATTTCGCGTAAACGTGGCTAGTATTAGCTTCTCTCGTCGTGTCGCGGCGGTCGTCATTTTGATGCGCCTGTGATTTTCTCGATGTATCGGCTCGCGAACTCCGGACACCAGCCGAGAGCGTCAATGATCTCTTGCTTCTTGCATATGCCGTTGACGTAGTCTTTGCAGGGGATGCAGGCGCTTGTAGGTTTCATTCTGTTTCCTCCGAAGATGCAGGAGTAAACTCCATTTCACAATTACAGTTTATTGCGTTGGCTTCGCTTCCATCTCCAGGAAAGTCAACCTCTTCGTCCATTACCGTGAACGGCTCCCCGACTGGCACCGATTGACCGTCAGCATCCATATGCGCCTCTCGTGAGTTCTCGAATGTACAAATCCACACCTTTTGCATGCCTGGCGCTGCGTCTTTCATCATCTCGTTTGTCGCGTAGCCGCTTGCCTGATGAATCTCCGTGCGTGCGATTGTCCCTGCTCTTCCATCGCTGTAATCAGGGAAGCGGTCGGTTATATCACTGACAATCTCGTCAATGCTCTTCCCGGCCTGTGCATCGTTTCTTAGGAGGCCCGACATCCACCGCTGGTCCTCGTCGAGAATGCCATCAATCTTCTGGGCGCCCTTTTCACGCAGGTATGTGTCGACTAGGTCCTGGAAGTCGAGGCTTGACTGAACACCGGTAATGTCGTTTACAAAGACGCTTGCTTCGATCGTCGCTCCTTCGTACGCATTGGAGAGAGCATTACGCCATAGCGGCGCCGTTGCTACGCCAATTACCGAGAGGCCCGCGACCATCTTTGCCACGGTGGCGGGAGGCACAAGTACAGTTTTAGCTACTGTTTTACCTGCCTTGACTGCCGCAGCCTTTTCGAGCTTGCCATGCCGCCGTACGAGCGCGATTATTTTGGGTAGTTGTACATCATATACTGAGTGCAGGATCATTGTCTTGTGCCGCGCTACCATGCGCTCCATTGCTGCGCGGTGCGTCTTGTAAGCCGGTTTCTGCTTTCGTCTCGGTGGCATTTAGCGTTTCTTGGCTTTCTTGTCAGAATCCGATTTTTCTCTGACGAGGTCTTCTATAACGACTTGTGCCGAACCAGATTCCTTCGGGGCTTCTACAATGGGTTTGTCAGTGATGACTAACTTGCTCCACGTAGCCTTCACGTCTTGCGTGAGACCTTTCAGATCGTTCCATGTAACCTCACGGTCTGCCACGTTGACCAGCCACAAATCCGATCCCTGCACTACCAAGTAGTTGCCATCAGGCACCATCCAACATCTATCGTCCGGTTGCATCCACCATTCAAAGGTTTTGGTCCGGTCGATGTGTGTGTTTATGCGTTTGCCCTTTTCAGTCCTGACCAGATCAATCTGATACAGCTGAATAGGGTTTTCCTTCGAGTTCCTGACTGACAGCTTCGTCAGTGGTACTTTAGGTTCTTCGTTCATTTTATTATTCCTCCTTAAGATAATAGCCGATTTGGCAGTGGTCGTGCATCATGAGCTTTCGACCTACCTGCCTTTTCTTGATCAATTTTCCCAGCATATTTCTGCACGCCCTGACCGTTGAGCCGGTCGCTTTGGAGAGTTCTCTTGCGGTGCACGCCGTTCCGATCTGCCGCATAATGTCGCAATACTCTTCTGCTTTCATATGTCTTATGAAGTTATGAGGTTATGAAGCAATCATACAAAGTTCAGGCGGAACGAGCAGCAGGACGTGACATGAAGGGCACATTACGCCTTCTTTCTCCGCTACCTGACTTCCTATTACATAGTTGTCCATCTCAAACTCAACCATGCATGCGGAACATTGCATTCGTGCTAGCGTGCTGGACCTCCGAATGTTTGTTTTGGATTCCCGAACGTTTCTGGCTCTGGAGCCTTGAACGTGGCCGGTTCCACCTCTTTCGGTTTTTGCGCGATGACGATGAGCGTGAATTCCGTGAACTGCTTGAGCCCCTCGTCCCTGTCTTCGCCCTTCGCGAGCGCGCTGATCGTTTCCCATAGTTCGGGATACGTCAGTTCATTAAATTCGAGCTTTAGTATTTCCATAATTGTGTCATCCTACCCTACTTAGCAATGGACAAACAAGTGATATGCCGCGATGTATAAGATGATTAGAGCCTCGCAGCAGACCGCCATTGAGATGTCCTTTAACATCCTCACCGAATCCCTCCTTTCATTTTTGGAATGAAGCGGGCGTGAACCGGAGGGTCCCGAATCAAGAAAAGCAGCAATGAGGTGCCAACTGTTTTTCTTTTCCCGTTCACGCCTGTCGCCTTCCTTAACTTTTTGCGAGTTCGCTCTCGGCGGCGATGACCTCACAATCGCTGAAGTATTTCGCTATGTATGCTTCGGGGAACAACCCCATTCCGCCCGTAAACTTGCCGAACGGCGCGCCCCATGTCACGTCCCACGAGTTGAGCACCTTGTAATAATGGTTCGGCGTGTATCCAAAGAGCATCATGCAGTGTCCGCCTATCTCCTGTTGTCTGGCCGGTGGCATACTGACGGTTCCCGTAGGGCCCACTGTCTCGAACTGCTGCCAGACAGGCGTGCCGAAAACTACAGGAAGTTTCGTTACTCCGAGACAGTGGCGAATGTTTGCGATCTTTTGTGCCGAACTCGTGCCGTCGAGTAGGTAGAAGTTCGTGGTTTCGGACTTGGTTGCGTCGGAAGCGACAGCGAAAGGTATTGGATTGTCGAAGTCTGCGGTCGGTTGATACGGCCATAATGCTTCATGCGCTACGCCATATTTGAGCGTGGCCTGTATGCCAGCTCTGATCGTAGCACCATTGTCCCCAGGGTAATAACCGCCGATAATTCGGGCGTTTTGATACACCTCTTTTCTGCAAGCTACAAAATCAGTGCCAGTTCGCGCTACCTGTAACGCTTCGAACGCGGATGTGACTCCGTGAGCGACGCATGATCCTAGTTGACCTTGATCCTTAACGCGAAGTATGAGTGAGCTGAGGTCCGCGCTCGTCGGTTCGGGCACGGCTCCGACGCCTGCTACCTCTTCGTAGAGATAGTCGTTCTTGTCTGGAAACTGTTTCCGCCACCCATAATATCTTTCTGTCATTTGTTCCTCCATCTTTAATTTAGGTTAAGTTCGTCCTGAGCCCACGGCGTCCATGAGGATGTCGGGACTGCTGCATTCGGCAAACCGGTAAACCGCCTTACCCAATCTGCGCCCATCGTTCCGATAGGGGTAACGCCGATAACATGAACTTCGAGCACGCCATTGACGTAAGCCGCCATTGGCATGGTTCCTGGAAATGCTATTCCGCCGAGGGAGACCCACGGGCTTGTGTTCCGTTTCCACCACAGCGCTTTATCCGACCCGATAACAAACTTATCTGTGGTTCCATTGTTCGTGATTTGGAATATCTCGGAAGCGAGCGTGACTTTTGGCCCCGGCGTTGGTGTAGGCGTTGCCCCGCCCAAGCGAGTTTTAAGGTCACGCATGTCCGCGGGCCAGGGGACTTGCATTTCTTTAATGGCATCTGCCCACTTTTGGACTGTGGCGCTCATGCTTGTACCGATCCCCCACCAGAGATGAAAACCACCGAAGCGGTAGCCCGCACTTACAAAGTCTGAGGCTAGTTGAAGGTAGATGTCCGATTGAACAGGCATCCATGCGCCGATCATGATCCCCACCTCGCGACATCCGACTTTCGCAGCGTGAATCATAGCGTTTAGGCAGTCGTCATGAACAAACGTAGCTGGGAAGTTATAGGATTCAATGTAGCTGATCACGCCATATTTGCCGTTTGCCGTGAAGCCTAGATTGCCAAAGCTGTCTTGATTGGGCTGTAAGCCCTCACCGCCAGCGTTCAGGAACGCGATGTATTCCTGTGCTATAATCTCTTCCTGCGCGCCGGTTGATTCCCCTCCGGCCGCATCGTAGCCCATGTTCGCCAACATTTGATACACCTGCGCTGGATCGCCGCCGCCTGCCGTTGACGTGCCGTCATTACCTCCAAAATAGATAGGCGACATCCCTCTGGCTTTGCATTGATTGACGAAATCCTGGGACACATGGTCGGTTCCGTGACCGTTCACGCAAGCGTCCATAAAGCCCATACTTTTACAGTAATCGAGGCCACTATAGTCCTCACCAGATATTTGATATGCTACGCTATACATTTATTTCAACCTCCGGGACTTCTTTCAGTGTTATCCTTATATCGAATGTCTCAGCGATATGACAAACCGTGTCATAATGTCGTTTGCATACTGGCTTGTCATTAACAAACCAGCGGATGTTCTTCCGTTGATCGCCGCATAGTGCACACTGACTCATTTTTCCTCCTTTGATTGAGTAATTCGATTGCCTCTGCTCGGCGCTGCTCCATTCTTGGTGTCCTAAATCGCAGCTGCGGTAAGAGTTGCCGTAGGGCGATGTGGTTCCACTGACAATATGGATTGCCGCCAAGCATGCGAGCCGCTTGTGTATCGCAACTCGTGATCCTCGCCGTACGCTGTGGTTTAAATTTGCTGGCCGGCTCGCCTATAATGTGTTCTAGGTTTTGGATCTCTTCGGTGGTTCCGACAAAAGTCAATGCTATTCTCAGTTTGGCTGAGTTGGATGAAATAGCTAATCCGCCATGCTCAAATACGCCACTCAGGTACGCTACATCCTCAGCGCTAAGTCGATTTATCATTTTTAACCCACCTTTTTGTTCATGCGCTCCCCGAGTTCTTTTCTATATTCTTCGAGTTCTTCTTTTGATTCTTTAGCTTCATCGTAGCCACCGTGACCAAGGTCGTCAATTCCCATAAATCCGTTTTTTTGGAGTATGTCTTCAATGGCCCACGCGAGTTCCGGCAGCCCACAAGCCATATTCAGGAATTGTATTTTCAAGATTGCAGCTATTTCTGGCGCGTGGTGTTTTTCAAAATAATCTGCATAATTTCCAAGTTCGTTTTCGAGGATTTCAGCGTGAGCCGTCAGGCCGCGTAAGAACGTCTTTAGGGATTGCACGTCATTTTCATATTTCCATTCAAATGTCATTTTTAACCCCTCCTCAAGCTCAGTGTCGGGTGCAATTCCATTAATGCGCCGCCAAGCCCTACCTCCCAGATCATCATAGGGTAGTACATTATACGCTCCATGATGCCCATGCCGAGTCCGAAAATTAGGTGTGGGAACACTACTACGATGGGAATAAGTAGGCCGCCGATTAATGCGAGAACGCCGAGCCCGAACGATAGATACGTCATTGGCGGATTGAACCTCTTGTAGGAGAAGAGCATTACTATCACGCCGAGGATAACGATTGTCATCGCACTCGTGATGTGGCAGGCGTATGCATAGTGCCACGGGACGAGCGACGGGAACAGCCCTACGCCGATCTCCGCCCCGCATGAGATTGCCAAGAGTGGTGTAAAGTACTTACCTAGTGTTTCGTATGCTAGTATGACGCCGATCAGACCAAGAGCCCCTGAGATTACGAGCGTGATGCCAAAGAGGAGGATTGTAGGTTGCATCGCTCCAAGGGAGCTTATGGTGTCAATTGAGATGTTATACCCTGGGGTGTTCAGCGCCTCCATAATAGGGTTAAATAAGAGCCCTATGAGTGCCGATATGAATATCAGTGCGCCCCCGACATGTTGTTTATTGGTCATTCTTCACCTCCTACGGTTTGGCCGGACACGGTCGTCATCTGGAACGTCAACTAGCGTGACGCATACCGGACAACGTTTTTCTTTTTGCGATTCATCGCCCGATATCGAGGGGCCATACTGAAAAGTGCAGTCAGGACACGCAAATTTACGTCTTGTCATTTTCTCGTTTATATCTCCTCAATGTTTCTACGTCTTCTACAGACTCCGGAATGATTGTAACGCAAACTTCCTGCCCAAGTTCGCAACCCTCGCTTACAGCTTTAAGTTCACACCTCATTTTCCACTCTCCTTGAGCTGCTCCTGCATCCGGAGTAAGTCATCTTCCACCTTCGTCAGCCTAGCATGTAAGCCAGATAGCGTTTTCCGCTCGCTCAATGCCAGTTTTTCACGTATCATCTCCTTGTTAGCGTTCATCCATTCCCGTTTGCATCCAGGGCCGGTCGGCCTATTTACGTGAAAGACGTACCGTTCGCCGTCAAATATTTTGATATGCTTTAGTTCGCGGGCACCAATCGGTTCTCCACAGTGAGAACATGTTTCGGTCATTTTTTAACCCTCCTGGTTCTGTCATATAGGTACAAGGGTAAGCAGGTAGCTAGACACACGGCTACATACAAGCCGAACAGGAATATGAACAGAACGTCCTCGAATGGATAGTCAGTCATTCTTTTGACCTCCGTTTTCGCGCATTGATCTCAATCCGTGTCCTGCGCCTGGCGTCATCTTGAATGAGCCCTATCGAGAACTGAACGATGTCCCTTTTTGGCACTCTGATGAAGTCGCCATAATCATACCAATCGTCATCGACGCGTTTTAGGTTCATGTTTCACCCTCTCCCAGCACTTCATTAATGCGATTGATGTGAGCGATAAACGTGGGCAAAGAAAGATCGGCTTTCATTCGATTGCATACCCAACAACATGAGACTGAATTTTCGACTGTATATCCCTTAGTATTGTCAATCCGATCAACGCCGATAAGTGGATTTGGCTCAGCCCCGCAGAGATAACAGCGACGTTTTAAAAGCGTTTCAAACTGTTCATTAGTAAGGTCGAAGGGCAGACCTCTCTTAGCAGCCCCACGTTTTGTATCATATATGATTTTTGGGATTCGGTTCACATTAACCCTTTTAATGACGCGTTGAGTGTCAGTAATGCGGTGTTTTTCACAGCGGATGTAGTGTCTACCCGTATTAGGGTTTATTCCTGTTTGATTGTCACAACCACTACGACTACACAGCCCGCGTTCATAACGCCTGATGGCTCGTTCGTAAGCGGCAGTACGGTGAACCTCACAAAGGACGTAATGTTCACCGGTGGTGGGGTTGATACCTGTTGTGTTGCTGCAATCTTGACACAACCCCTCCTTCCTACGTTTAGTTCTCCACGCCTTCTTATTCTGCTTCATATTTCGCCTCTACGACGTTTTCCACAGGTATCCGTACAAACTCACCGTAGTCGTACCAGCGATCGTCGACGCGTTGAAGGCCGTTCATATGCTACCTGCCAATGATTTTGTCGCTATGGTGGCAACAATTTCAGCATCGTTGTTGATAACGACGAGCTGGAAGTCCCCTTTCTTTAGTGCATCCGCTAGGTCTGCCGGGAAATCGATTTCCAATTTAGTCACTTTTTAGCCTCCTTCTGTGACCTGCTGTGGTACTTCTCAATCGCCCGTTCGATCTTGGATTCGAGCATCATTTCGCCGCGGGGGGTGTCGCCTACCGGTTCGGCAAGGAATATGGTACGAATGGTGCCCCATTTAAGACGAACTTCCCCGACTCCGGGAATCTCGACGTTGAGAGTGTCTTTGCTTGCTGACTTGACCTCGCATGCGTATTCAGCGTCAACGCCAAAGCAGACTGAGAAATATGCGTCGGGGTCCTGTTCCGGGATTATGATTTCTTCCTCTGCCGGAGCCGCGATAGCCCTCCATAAATCTCCGGGTTCGCGTTTGGGGCTCGTCTTGCTGCCAAATTCGTACTCCGGTGCCCCTTCGACCGTCGGTGCGACCGGCATCCGAACCTCAATCTCCTCGGCCGATTCGCATATGGACTCGTATGGAGTGAAGCACCCTGCCTTGATAGCCTTTTTTGTGTTTTCCACTACGGTCTCCGCCCTTGCGATGTTTTCAGGCGTTGCTATACGTTCAAACGCCGTCTCGTAGGATTCTTCTGCTTCGTCTTTTGCCTTCGTTTCGTCCAAGCGCTCTTTGAGAGCTTCAGGAGGCGTTTTGATTTTGCCCCTCGCATCACGCCGCTCCGCTTTGATGCCTTTAAGTTCGGGGAACCGCTCGACGAGCCTACCTCTGAACGCGGCTTCGACGGTTGGGTTGTTTGCGTACCCTGTGCTAAACTCCTTATTTATGAGGACAAGGATGGCGCTCATCGGCCACGGCTTTTCCTGTGTCCTAAGCTCCTTAGCACGGCAGAGCATCTCGTCGGTGAAGTTGTATTTGGGCGGTCTCTTGCGTGCTGCCTCGCTTAGTCTCCTATTATGCTCTTCCTCTTTACTCACGACCGGAGGCTTCGGTTCCTGTTCACTGAGTTCGGATTCAGAGGCATCATCGGTGATAAGCTCATCAACGGGTTCGTCGCCGTCAGGATCGAACCTCTCAGACAGCCATCTAAAGCATCGTTTTCCGGTTTTGGGAACCGCCTCGAACGGCGTTACGCGCCAGCACTTGATAAGGTCTGCCTTTTTGAATACGGCTGGGAGTGCGTCCCATTCCTCCGGTTTTGTGTGAAAACAATCGCGGCAATGTGCGACCTTTTTCGTGTCCACTGGCTTCGTCGGTGCGTTGCAGGCGTCGTGCCGCGAGAGAACGAGATACTTTCCACAGGCCTCACACTGCCTGACGTCGCTGACGCTGTCTTCCATCGCTACTCCTCCATCGCCTCAACCGAATCCACATCGATATTGTCAAAAATTGACCCGTCCTGTGTTTGCTTAGAGTGCCTGACCTTAACCCTACAAGATTTTCCTAGCAACTTTCTGCCATCGAAGCCAGTTATGTCGATGTTCGGGAATCCAAACTCAAGAGCGAGCTTATAAAGGTTGCTCATCTGACCGGTTGATTTGGTTATTCGCCTCTTGATTTCTACGCCGCCAATGTCGAATGTGTAGACAAGAACGGTTTGTTTTTTGTCGGGTTGATTCCATACGGGTTGGTCCTTCAGCACTTCCATTTTGGTTATTTTGGCGTTGTAGCGCTTGCCGTCTTGGAGTAGTGGTTTGTGGGGTTCTCTAGGAGGGGCCCATGTATCGCTATCTTCGTTAGGTCCATCTTCATCATCATCGTCCGCGATCGGTACTGGTTGCTTGGGTGCTGAATTGTAGTTTCTTGCAGGGGCTTCGTTTCTTACCTGATCGGCGGTCATATAACGCGGCCCTTTTTTAACTTTAAACGATTCACCAGCTTCTTCTATCTCATCTTCTGAGGGTACAAAATCTTCGTCTTTTGACATATTTTTTTACCTCTTTCACTTTATAGCTTATTTGTAGCCTATTTGTAGCCTATTTGTAGATTGTCAACCGCGGTTGACGCTAAACTACCGGCAGCGTGGTCGGGAGTAGGACCTTCGCATTCCAAACAGCTAGGTTTTTTGTTTGGCCGAAATAAGGTAGTCAATCTGGATGCTAGATACCGAGGCTGTCCCGCTCCCGATGTCCACACCGGTTTAAGTTTTTTAGGCGTCACGTTTCGTCTGCCTTTTTGGTAATTCCAATAATGCGTTCACCGTGTCACAAACTGGACATTTTACGGTCGTTTTACTGCCAAGCATGTAGGATGCAAAGCCCTTTTTAAAGAGGCTATACCCACATGAGTCGCACTTCTGATTCATGTTTCCCCTTTATACGAATCTTAGGTGCTGCGCTAGGTACAGACTTATAATGCCCAGCACGTAGAATATCGCTAGGAGCGTCAGCCCTATCGTACTATTGGTGCTCATTTCTCAGTCTCTCCAATTCTCAATCTGTAGATCTCTTCCGTGGCGTGCAATATGCATTTCGCGATTAGGATCACGCCATCGCTGTACTGCGGTCCCGCTATACGGAATCTAGGATCTTCGTGACTTCTCTTCTCTTCTATCTCGGCAAGTATCCGGTCAAGTTCAATGAGTCCCATTGTTACCCCTCAAATTTTGATATGTGTGTCGATTCCTTTCGTCGATGCAGAGGAGACCCTCTTCTTTCTTTATTGGGAGTCGGAGGTGGGGGCGCGTAAGTGGCATCAAACCAAGAATTATTTCGTAACACGTTAGCGACGGTACTTCTGCCTATGTTGAAAGTAGTGGCGAGTTCCCTATATGTTGCTCCTCGTTTGAAGTGCGTACGTATGTCCCGCACCTTTAATCCAGCAGTGACGTTCATTCCCCACTCGCTTTGTCTTGATGTACAAAGCTTTTTCGAGCGTTTTGACCCTGTGTCGAATCGTCAGTTCGTTGTAGATAAGACCGTCATCTTGCTTGACGTGCTTCCATATAGCCCTGACATTCGTGCTCGGATTCTCCATAATGTAGTTCAGAATCATCTGGTCCAATCCGTCAGGGCGGCTAAATGTTTGAAATCGTTTTTTCAATGCCTCCTCCTATGTTCCTAGAGTACAATGACCCTCATATCTATGCAGGCGAGCGCTATCAGAAAACCCATAAATAGGACAGCGGTAAGGATCAGGTATTCCTTCCACCAAGCGACGCGGCTAATTGTCACTACGATCCGAGTGCTTTCCAGTTGTTCGATTCGCTTTAGGACATCCATATCGCACTCGTCCTTGATGTTGATGGCCTCCCAAATTCGGTCAAATTCCTTCACTGTTTGCTCATGCTGCAACTCGTGAAATTCTGCTTGGTTCATGGTTTGTTGGGTTATCTATGAATTGCCAAGAAGGTTATGTATACCACGAAAGTGGACATGACGACGTTGCCCAGAAGGAACCACCATATCGCTGCGAGCAGGAGCAATTTCCTCAGTTTCGGCGGCATAGGTGTTCTTTTTCGTATGGACGGAGTCATGGCGTTCTCCCTTGTAAAACACCGCCAATAAACTGTTCGACGATGTAGTCGGGGGTTACGCTTAACCTGTTGGCCTCGTCAAGGAGAGTTTGTATAATTTGCTCGTCCATGACGAGCTTGATGCTTGAATAATATCCGCTCTTATTTATCATCGCGATTCACCTCCTCCTGATCGGGACTGCATCGTCTAAAAATGCTAAGCCGCTCTGTAATAGGTAATCAATCACCTTTTCGTCTGCCGCAATATGCATCACGATAGAACAGCCAACCGAGTGCGTTACTTCAAGTGCAGAACCATAGTAGGCATTTTGTTTATACTGCACCCTAAAACACCGAGCTTTCAGCTTTATGATAATGTCTCGTAATAGCAACGCTTCTTCTTCTATAGTCATTGTTAGTTAAACCTCCCACGCCTCACAGGTGTGATTTCGTTCGTAGTATGCTCTGTCTCTCTCACACCATGCATGAGGCGCGTAATGTTTGATTCCCCGTGCCTTGCAGCACGTATCGCACTGCTTTTCAATCATAGGGGCCATCTTCTTCGTAAGTGCAGGACTTGTCCTTTGTCAGGTGTTCGCATTCGACGCACTCGCGTTGCTTTAGGACGTAAGCGCCTCGATTATGGCAGTAGCATTCAGCCATGCCGACCATCCCTCCTCAAAACTCTTGCAGCGATAATCCGTGCTATGATCTGCGAAATTGCCTACCCTCCTCGGGCCGACGTCTTCCTCAGCATCACACTCCCAAAACATTCTTTTGCCTTTTCTCCGCTTTTTGCTACGCTGCAAGTGTTTACAATCCCCACAGGGAGGCCAATAGTAGCCGCTCATTATTCCCCTCCCCAATTAGTATCGGGTGCAGTTTCGGTCATTTTTCTGAGTTTTTTGTTCTCAGCCATGAGATCAAGTATCTGAGCCGCTCTTTCGGCAGTTAGTTTGTTGTAATGTTGACCATTCCTTTGGACGAGTTGATGAAGTTCCTTAACCTCAAGCCGAAGGTCGCACATTGACTTGTAACGAAGTTGCGCCAACTCTTTCCATGTGTCCCGGTCTGCTTCCAATGCTTTGATCCTGTTCTCTTGGTCGTATAGTTTTATGCCACTACCTTGGTCTCTCCTCTTCCAATATTCTTTCTGTCGTCCAAAAGACTCAGCCCTGCTCTTGAAAAACTGCACTTGCTCTTGAAGTTCAGCGCGTGTCGCACGCCCTGGACCGACCTTTTCGAACGTCTCATGAGCTCGTTTAAGGACCGCGTCCGCGCGTGTGTCGTACTTCGAGCTTAGAGCGCACTCCTCACAGTTGCAGCCGTCGTCGCAGTTTATGTCCTGCGGTTCTCCGCCTAGGCCTTTTAAACAGTCTAAACCAATGCAGTCCTTCATGATGCCTCCATGACTTTCAACCGCTCGACTTCGGTCTTGGTCGCTAAAAATTCTTCATGCGTCTTTGTGCCTTTACTAAGGTTGCACGGCGCGCATGAAAGTACTATATTCTCGATATTGTTCGAGCCGCCGCGCGATAATGGGATCTTATGCTCTATGTGAATGTCCTTGTCAAATGATGCGTAAAGCAGTTCGCCACAGTAGAAGCAGAAGCCTTCCTGCGCCTCAAACAGGGCATTGAGTTCTTTGAAAGTAAACGATCCTCCATTGTGTTTTATTTGAGCGCGCCGTGTATGATTCTTTATACGTTGCCGTTGCCGTTCCGTTGGATCGGCATTGTATCGATTGCGACCGTACTCCCTTAAATAGGCCAGATCTCTTTCCCGGTTCTTCTCGTGATACTCACGATACTTTTCGCTAAGTCGTTCTCGATTGGTCATATACCACGCATGCTTGTAGGGCTTAACCTGCTCCCTAAGCTCTGGATTTTGCTGCAAGCGTCTTTTCTTATACTCGTTCAGTCGAGATTTATTCGCCTTAAAATATTCTTTGTTCAATTGACTTACGCGTTCTTTGTTCGTTGCCCTCCATTCGCGGGAGGCCTTATTGCGTTCCTCTTTGTGTGCTTCCCGATACTTGCGATTAGACTCGCGACAAATTTCACACGTTTTATGCGATTCCGATTCGGTCATTCGACTGCAATGTGAGCACTTTTTAATCATGATCCACTGTCAACAATCGGAGGAGATCTATCTCAGAACGCAAATCGCCTCGTCGTTCATGTTCACAAGTCATGCTATTCTTTTTAATTTGGATCTCTCTGAGTAGGTTTCTATGCTCTGAGCGAGTCCTGACATAGTCTGAAGAGTCACAAAGTTCGACTGTCGTTGCGGCACGTTGGCTATCCAAATTTGGATTCTGAAGTTTTCCGGTCTCCTTGTTGACTGCGGTGGCTGCCTCAACAAACGCTGCCGAATACATGTCGTTGAGCGTGTCTTGAATATCCGCCGCCTTGAGCTCCAGATCAGCGATCTCGTCGGACCATTTCTTGATGTTTACTCTCGATGCAGCAAGGCCGTTTGTGATCCTTCCGTAATAAGAGCCGACAGCAACAAGCTTGTCAGTCGGCTGTTCAAAAACAGCGGTAGGTTTATGCTTTACATCTTGCATGTTCTTCACCTCATTTGTCTGTCGATCGCTACCGCGAGGCACTGCTTGAGTGTCAACCGCGGTTGAAATTCGACGTAGCATAATAACACATTATAGTATAAAAGCTTGTTTATTCGATCATGAAAGTGAAAAAGAGGAGGATGGGAGCGCCGCAGTATTAACCGCGCCCCGCAGGAAATCGCTGTTTACGCTCAGACTGCGCAAGGGTCTTTAAACGGCTTTACGCGGGATATACCTGTATGTACAAAGTTGCCCCTAGTCCACCACATCCGACTGAGACCCAATGAGTACCTGCATCTTGAAACGTGATTGCGTATGGGCCCCACGAACCGTCAGGCTCAGTGTAGAAATTGCATATCTGATACCCATTATCTATGAGTGCGCCGTATTGATGTGAAACCCCAAGCGGGCTAAAGAAGTACCCTGAAAAATAAAGCGTGCCTCCGACCCATGTGGTGGTGCAGGATACGTTGCCCTCGTCCCATTCGTGGCGCCCTGAGTATATAGATAGCGTATTGTCTACATGTGCCGGTGTGGTAGCGGATACCGCTGCAACGTTCAACACGCATGCAGCTAGTAACGCTATGACCAACAGACTTACTATCCTAATTCTCATCTAGTTCACCTCCTTTTTTTGTTGCTGCGTTCAGACTGCGTGAGGGCCTTTAAATAGGTAGATATATGCTTTCTGCTCATCCGTCCAAGAACCGTGCTTTTGGGTCCACGCCTCCTTGAACTCTTCGAGGTTTGCATACCCCGCGCCTTGGACGTCCATGTCCTGAAATCGTCCCAGCGGCCGCTCGAACACGTCGCCAATCTCAAGCGGCTCCTCTTTGATGAGTGGATCAATGATTGAATTTTCACTGATTCCGGGCCGACGTGTGGGCTCTATAAGGATGCGCTTCTTGCCGTCCTTTATATCTTGATAATCCTGTGCGCTCAGTATCATCGTCGGTCGGCGCTGTTCGTGGTGCGCGAGTCTTCGTTCCGTCAGTTCCTTCGCTGGGGTTTCTGTCTCGTCCCTTGCCTCTGCCGCTATGAGCCGTTTCTCGTTCCAGTTCAGTTCAGGATGTGATATTATCTCCTGTGTAACTTCCCGTTGTCGTTCTTTGTCATCAATCTTGGCGATCTCATAACCTAATCGACCATCGATTGCGCCGTCCGGGATCCTCTTTGTCTTCGGGTCAACCGGGGCAACACGCTCCTGGGCCCACGGATCGAGGTTTTTCACGAGTAAGTACAGCTGATTTACCCTCGCGACCGACATCGTGAGCTTCTTGGCAAGGGCCCTCTGGCTCGGATAATGCACTCGCAACTCGTCATCTTCTAGGAGCCTGGCGATAGCGCGGCCCATCTCAATATCGTTGAGGTCGCGCCGTATGATCGAGACAAGACCAAACTCGATTGCCTCGAAGTCTGTCTTCTTTTCGACTATGACGGGGACCTTCGCAATCTTGGCCTTGATCGCCGCTGCGAGACGCCGGTCTCCATCAAAGACCTCGTAGATGTGACCTTCCGTATCGGGTTCTATTGGTCTAACACGTATCTCTGTTTCGACGCCTCGAAGGGCGACGCTGTCCGCTATCTCACTGTCTTTCGCTTTGTCTTCCTCAGTCCTTGGATTGTTAGGGTTTGGACGAATTAGCTTTGTCGAGATAAAGAGCTTCGCTGTCTCCTCAGGGAGTTCCTGCTTTTGCTCGTCCTCTATTAACTTTTTCGGTGCCATAGGTAAGTATAACACTGCTTTATATTATAAAGGTTTGTGACACTCGGACGTTTTTTTTCGAAAATCATATGTGAATTTTTATCCCCAGTTCGCAAAGCCAATCTCTGTCCTGCGCAGGGAGGTAAACCAAGACTGAGCCACATCGTTTGCATTTTTTTGATTTTAGGTTCACCCACTGCCGAGAGTGACAAGTTGTGCAATATGCTTTCATGAGTATGTTGCACTCCGGTCCTTCTGTCAATAAGCGGATCATCTCCCCACTCCCTTTATTTTACCGAGTATGTCTGCAACCTTCTCAAGCAAAAGCATCGCCGGCGATATTAGGATGAATACAACGGTCAATATGCAGTATCTACCAAACGATGTGTTGTGCCGTTCAGTTAATGGATGAGTCATTCTTCAGCCTCGGTTTCTAAGATAAAATCTAGTATCTCTTTTGCGTACCCTTTAGAATCAAATGTTTGGATTGCATGACCCCCCGCATGGTGATCTACAATTTCACAATAGTTCTCTAAGTGGTAACTCATCTCACTCATCGCTTCAACAACTTTGTTCCATTCAACAAGGGTCATTTTTCACCCCGTAGCCAGCCGTACGTAGGGTTAAATATCGCTCCTCCTTCCGTCTTCTTTCTTCGAGCCAATCGAGGTAATACATCTCCTCGATACGATTCTCAAAGACGATGACCGGCCAGCGAATAATTAAACTCGGATCGGGATACTCACCGTCCATTCTGCTGTAGCTTAGAGTTCGGTACATTTCCCAGACCTCTTCAATACGAATTCATCAAAGGCAGTGACACCTTTGGCCTTTTTGATCTGTGCGGCAACTTCTTTCCTGATCTTCTCGTTGAGTTTTTCTTCGGCTCGCTGCGCTTCGATCCACTGAACCAATTGATCCCTTCCCTTCGCTGGAATATCCGAGCGCCAAGTATTTTCTGGCTTTAGTATCTCAATGATTCTATCCAAAATTTCTGTATCGTTCATCATTGCCTCCTAATCTTCAGGATCATCAAACGTCATGTCGATTTTAAAATCGTGCGGAATGTTGATGTTATGTTTATTCTCCCATCCGAACCAATTCTCAGCCTCTTCAGGCCGCAACCATCCCCGTTCGATTTGACGCTCTATCTTCTGATTGCATTCTGCTTCAAATCCGGTCACCCTCATATGGGCTGGATTTACACAGTTACGGACGCGGCATACCATAGTGACTGCCTTCAGCGGCATACCCCCATATTCAAGGTAGTACAACACCCGACGAACCTGCACTTGCTTTCCGCGAACTCTGCCTCTAATCTTTGGACGAAGCCACAACACTTCATTTGATTTTATCGGTTCTCTTAGCAACCAATGTTGCGGCAAACCGCAACCGCGCACCTTCGTTCTTATTTTTTGTTTGATCCAATCGGCGTTGCCATGCATCGGGATCTCTAAGATTTCCACCATGATTATGCCTATATGCTCATCTAGTATAATAATACTTCTAGTGAAACTAATGAAATCAGAAAGCAAAACAGATCACCCCTAACCAAAATCGTGTTATAGATTAGCACCCCAGTGCTCTTTAGCAAGATATATATATAATAAATTCCAATAAAGACACGAGAACTACGTTGTACGTCTTCTCTCTTTTTTGTTCGGTCTACGTTCGCTACAACATTGTTTCATTAGATTCGCTAGTTACCATATAATACACGTGGGTCGTATGATCACATTTCTACACTTCTAGCTTATAAGCAGTATATAAGCGGAGATACAAATTTGCAGGTTCTTTATATACTCCTGTCAACCGCGGTTGACACCCAATCCACAAACCTTATCATCTTGACGTCTAAGGAAAAGATCATGCCATCGATCAGGATCGACATCCCCAACGAACTCGCCGAGAAAGTGGAGCGGGATACGATCGATAGCGGTGAGAGTCGTCGGAAGATTATACAGAGTATTATTAAAGAGCACTATTCATCAGCCTTGATCGTGGATCCGGAAGCACTGCAACGTAAACAGGAACTCCTCGATGCGGCATTGCGTGAGAATGAAGTTCTTCGTGAGCACGTCGAACTACTGAGAGGCATATCTGTCATGATCATGACGAAGCAGCTATTACCAGCCGGTCAAGTCACCAAAAAGCGGTCACTAGTCGGTAGGATTAAGCAGCTTTTCGGCATTTAAAGTCCGCTAGTCACTCCGTTTTCGAGGTGCTATTAAATCAGTCTGCTTTTTCATATTATTAGGGCATCCGAG